CCACCTCTCGGGATCAGTCCCAAACAGATCCCAACCGATTAATTCCGCTAAAAGTGGTAAAAACTCTTCTGGGCAATCAGAAATATCATAGATACTGCCGATTCTTTCAGAGGTATCATTTATATCTTGAGCAAAAAATGATAAAGCTCTTAAGAATTTAGTGAATGGTCCATTAGGTATTTTATTCTCTGTAAGTAATTTATTATCTATGAAGTTTTCAAATCTATCTCTAACTGTGAAATCTGCAATATCAGCTTGAAGTGGGGAGTAAATAACATCAATCCATGTCTTAAGGTTGTCTAACTGCTGTGTCCCACTAGTAAATGTGGTTGTAGATGCTTGAAACACAGAAGGGTAATACTCTGTGTGCCCGTCTCTCCACACCAGATCCATCAAAGATTTGATTCCATCAACGGTCTCAATAGTCTCACCTAAGTAAGTCTTCTTAACAATTTGTTCAGCCACAGAAGCAGAGGGGTCATAAGTCCCATTAGGCCCAGCGGTGTTTAAAAAATACATCCAGGAGAGATTATCAATCAGGTAATTGTGTGTATCTGAAGGTGAATGACCAGCCACAAATGTAACAGTCGGGTCGTTTAGAGCAATACTGGGAAGTAGTGTGCCTGAGATGTATTCAGCAAAAGCCCCACTAGTATCGTATTGAGTTATGGAAACTCCTAAAGGATTAAGAATCTTATCCTCGAACTTCTCGATTGTGACGTTTGTTAAATTGTTTTGCTTAACAAAGTATTGGGATATACCTTCAACAGTGTCAATACTACTGTAAATTGTATCTTCTACGGAGCTTACCTGAATGAGGTTAGTGAAGTCGTTAGCTAAGTTAATATTTGAATTTAAAACTTGATCTCTTAAATCAACTTCCTGACCAAAATTATCAATATCATCCTCAGTAAGGTACTGAGGAATTATGTACTTCATAGCCTCATAGTAATTCGGCTTGAAGTATTTCTGTGTAGTGAGATAATTCTTTCCAGATGCCATTAGATAAATTCAGCAGTTATGGTAAAGTTATTTAACTGGATAATTTCGTTAATCTCCGTAAAGATTGGCTCGGTAATATTGTCCACCGTGGCAAATCTTATCTGAGGCTCTTTAATTAATTCTCGTATAAGATCCTGAGGATTAAAGGCTAAACCAAAATCAAAGTTGTCAACATTAAAGTAGTTGAGAAGGACAGCTTGTGCTCTCGCAATGATTTGAGGCTTTTCAATCTTGAATCTCCTATCAAGTGTTAGAGTCACTTCAACATCTACAGGTCGGATTAGACCGTTGACAATAAGAGGCTCATCTGTAATCATCTTTACATCATCTAATTCGCTTAAAAGTTGAAGTTTATATTCCGCTGTCGGGGCTCTCAGTTGAGTGTCACTCGCTTTCTCTAACACATAGATATCAATATTATTTGCAGTCGAGTAAGCCTGAGAAGTGACTGCTCTTGCCTTGCCCGTGGAGCCATAGTTTGAAGTAAATGTATTAGCAAAAGCTGTGTAATCTTGCAGAGTTACACATCTATTTTGAGATCTAAATTTAAGAGGAGCATATCTCTTCACTTTGGCAATGCTCTCAGCGTCGGAGCCACCTGTACCTAAGGTGGTGTTTTCAACGCTAACTGAAGTCCCCGTGACTGAAGTGCCGTCCGCCAATCTTGCTGTGCCGGTTATTTCAGCATTTATAAAACTCTCAGGTATATTACCTCTTGAACCACCACCAACTCGGTAAGTAATCGTGTAGGAGTCTCCGACAGCAGGGGATTGACCAAGACTACTATCCCCAAACACCACAGTCGCGGCGAAATTATCGTTAGTTACGATTTGGAAGACCTTATCGGTAGGCCCAGAAGCAAAGTAAATATTATCTTCCTCTGAGTATACTCCATCAGTAGCTTCGTTCCCGTTAATAAAGACTTGAGCACTTTTTTCAATATAAGGGGATTGCGAAAGTCTGACCGATTTGATAGAATCGGGGCCAGTAAATGTGCCAGTTTCCACCACAAAAGCACCCTCAAGGAGAACTGCGCTCGTAATTACTGGCGTGGCTGTTGAATCAAAATCAAACTCAAGAGATTCGGTATTACTCTTAAGGTCTATGCTACCGTCACTGTTAACCTTGTAAAGAGTGTAAGTTAGAGACCCACCGTCTTGTGGAGAAGTTATGCTTATCGTTCTCTGGCTAGGAGCCAAGGTTAAACCACTGGCATCACTGGCGGGAGTGAATGTTAATGAGGCATTCGCAGCCGCTGAAATAGGGCCTTTCATCCTGACGCCGATTAACTCCATCAGCTTCTTTACACTAGCTCTTTCCGTAGCAGTCCTAAGAAAGTTTTCGTTGGCGAGATAGTCTGACTTGTGTGATTGAATGTGTCCAATAGCAGCCATAAGCTCAACTAGCAAGATACCAAAGTCTGACTCATTAAAATTGTTGTAGTCTAACGGGAAGTTAGCTTTTGTGTATTCAATTAAGTTCTGCCTAAGGCTTGCAAAGTCGGAAGCAGCAAAGTCGATAAACCTATCCTTACTTTCTATCTCAGTGGGTAGAAATTTTAAAAAGTCGGACTTAACTGTTCCGTCGAATTTAGGCATTAGATTCTAACCTCTACGTTGAAATTTGTAGCCTCTGAATCTTTCAGGCCTACAAAAAGTTTAACCACTAAAGTACCATCTCTATTTTCAAATATTTGAAGTTTATTTATTTGAAGTATACTCAGATATTTACGGACAGAAAATTCGATCTCGTCCTTTATGAGTTTAAAAGTATCCTGATCCAAAGGCTCCATGAGGTATTTTTGAAGATCAGCCCCATAATCAGGGAGCATGAATCTCTCACCCCTATTGGTCCTGATGAAGGACTTAACCATACTCTTAATCAAGTCTAAACCACTAGCCTTCGAAAAATATCCGTTATGGTTAGTAGCTTTAAAAGGGTACTTAAACCCTTTAATTATCGGATCTTTTAAGGTGACTTCCTTTCTAGCCTTCGGAGCTATAATCTTGCCGTAAATATCAGTGTCGTCAGGAATGGCCATGATTAAAGTTTAATATTCTTAAAGAAGTTCTTAGTCGCGTTATAGTTATTTAGTATCTCTACTGAATTAAGCGGCTTTGAGTAGAATCTAGTGCAGCCTAAATAACCGGCAAGACCACTGACCTTACCTCCATATGTCCCACCCATAAATCCTCCATCGGGGTTTCCATCTGTGTAGCCCCCTCCTAATACCCAAGGGGTAAAGTATTCATCTCGTTTAGGACCATACTTATAGGCTTCTAAGGAACTCCCCGTGATATTGGTAGTGTTATATTCAAAAGCATTATCAGGAGGAATGGAGGGTATCATAGGAGTTTGTTTTCTAGGAGTTACCCCAAAAACATCCTCGTAGCTGGAGGTCACCAAACTAGTGCCGTCAAGGTAAACTTTGATTTCGTCCCTAACAGGGTTTAAAGTGACTGAAATCTGACAGAACGCATCAGCGCAAGAGGAAAGTGTGGCTCCATTGTATGTACTTGAAGCTGGGATCACGAGACCCTTGTATGAAGATGCTGACTGGCAGCTTTCAGTAGTTATCTTGTTAACTAGGAAACCAACGCTTGATTCGTCATATGATTGCGTGGGGGCAAGGACTAGAGCTACATCCTGAACTGGGTTGTCAGCCTCTAGGTTGCTAGGAACAGTAGCCTGAGTAAATCTCCTATCTCGGCTGAATCCAAAGATCATCCCCCTGGTTACACCAATACCATTATCTAAAGACATGTCTAAAATATCCGACTGGGCATTAATGCCAACACCAGACCCCGTGTTCTCGTTAGCGAGGATGAGTCTGTAGAGACCAGAGACTTCAGAGGTTTGATTGTAGGCGTCTATCGAAGAAAGGTCTGGGGTATAAGCCCAGGTTTCAAATGTGGCGCCGCTTCTGCTGTAGATGAGGTCTTGGAACTCCTGCTGAGGAGGAAGTTTAACGAATGTTCCATTTCCTGAAACAAATCCTAGAGAATCAGTCCTGCAAATACCCTTTAAATGAGCTACACCTAGTCCTTTATCAAGAATTTCCTTACTATCACCAACTAATTGAGCGTTGTAACTGACACCCTTAGCCGTACTATTTCTTAAATCGTAGGATACACTAGAAGGATCGCTTGTCTTAAGCGTTAGGTAATTGTATAATCCAAACAGGCTGTCTTCAAGAATTTTAGGGTTGGCTGCGATTGATGCAGAAACCGATGCTGAAGCAGCAGCACTATCAATAATTACA